GAATGACGTGCCACGCCAGTGTGTTTTCGTGGGCACCACCAACCAAGAGGAGTACCTCAAGGACGCCACGGGCAACCGTCGTTACTGGCCGGTGTTCTGCAACAAGGTCGATCTGGAGCAACTGCGCGAGATCCGCGACCAGCTGTGGGCCGAGGCGCTGTTCTGCTTTGAAGCGGGCGATATCTGGTGGGTGAACAAGGACGAATCCAAGATGTTCGCCGAGGCTCAAGACGAGCGCTTTGTGGTGGATGAATGGGAAGGGCCGATCCTGGCCTGGATGGAAGAATCCCAGATCGGGGAGACCGCTACCGGCAACGAGATCCTGACCCAGGCGCTGAAGCTGGACTTCGGACATTGGGGCAAGCCCGAGCAGATGCGGGTCGGGGCGATCATGCACCGGCTGGGATGGCGCAAGCGGCGTATGCCCGCGCTGCCAAAAAGCGGAGTGCGGCCATGGGCCTATGAAAAGCCTGCGGGCTGGGGGCGTGCGTCTGCGTTGCAGCAGGCGGTGATCGAGGAGCCTTGCTTCGATGATTAAGCGAATCGACGAGATGCTCAGACTCTGGGCGCAGGATCTGCATTCGCCTGTGCCGGACGGTGCTGGCGGGCCGAGTGGCGGCAACATGATCGCCATGCTGATGGAGTGCAAAGGAGAGTTGATACGCGGCACGCGTGGTAGTCGGGTGCTGCTGGATGAATCGGCGGATATCGAGCTCATCGTCAACAAGCACTTGCCGCCCCAGCTGTCGGTTGTCGTACGCGAGCACTATTGCAACCACGAAAGCTTCCTGTCGCAGAAGTACACTCACTGCGGATGCAGCCGGGATACCTATTACCAGCGTCTCCATGAGGCACACCTGCAGATCGCCGGCATGCTGATGGGCAAGGCTGCATGATCCTCGGCATCACTCCGCGTGCCTCTGTCCTACTGTCCTGCTTTGTCCGACTGCCATTTGGCGCAGTTGGACAGGCGCAGGCCGCGCCGTTGCTGGGCTGTCCTACTGTCCAACCTTTACCCGCCCCACGCACACATGAGCATAGCGGGCACGTAGTCGCGCCCATGGCGCGCACGCGTGCTTTTAACTTTCTCTCTATACACAAGAGAAAAGTAATAAAGGTAGGACAGTAGGGCAGAGCCCCGTATTTAGGCGCCTGTAGCTGTCCTACTCCGATCTAGGATAGTGGGACAAGTAAGACAGGGCACCAGAAACGATAGCCGATTGAATGCGTTGTCCCTGTGTTGCACCTGCGTCATACCTGTATCGCACCCGTATTGCGCCATGGCATTAAAACTCCCTTGCTGCCACCGGAATCCACCTGTAAAAAGTACCCATCTTCGATAGGTGCGACCGCAAGCAGCAGGACACACCACCACACTGAACCCGGCCATTGCGCCGGGTTTTTTATTTTTATTCGAAATCTAAGTCTTCGGCTTTGATCCCAGGAATTATTTCAGCAGAGCCATCTTCTAGGCGCAGCCGGATGTGAGGCGAACCGCTCATTTCCTCGAATACCGTAAGGACGGTGGCAGTCTTGAGGAGTAGGCGACCGCTGTGGATTGTTTGGCTGGTTATGTGAACGCGCAAACCTGGCTTCACGTCTTCAAATTTCATTTTAAATGGCCCCACTCGAGGTACTCAGGATGAACAAGCGCAATGAAATCTCCATGCGTGCGTTGCACAAAAGAAACCACAGTCATCGCCAGGTTGCCTTGCAATTGCTCAAAGCAAGGTTGGCCTGCCTTGAGCAAAAATTGCATGCAATGAATGGTTCTACTTAACCCGCGCTTCTTTTGGGTAGGTGAAGCCGGCCATTTCTTCTTGAAGTACGAAACTCATATCCTCATAGCTCATGCCTCGGACTTGAGCTGGTGCCCAGCTGAACTTATGAATTAGGTAGAAGCGCACAGCGTCCATGCCTTCTAACGTTTTGTATTTTTCACGTTTTGCGATGTGGTCTCCATACACAGCTAGCCCATAAGCGAGACCACCTTCAGCTTCATGTAGCCTCTTCCATATTTCATATTTTTCTTTCGCTGACACTGGAACCTCCTGGTTCAAATCCTTGGTATGGAGGATGGAGCCTATCAGCGGGCAGCGTACGATCCAATCGTGTCGTATCACTCGTTGAGTCTTCGAAATCAAATTTAATCTAGGCGGTGCGGTTAATGACGAACGAACAACAGACATTGATAGAAATGCCGATCTGGATGGTGATCGTGCTGTCCCTGGTCGGCGGCATATCCGGCGAGGCATGGCGGGCCGATAAAGCGGGGGTAAGTGGCTGGTCCTTGATTCGCCGCTTGCTCCTTCGATCCGGAGCCTGCGTGGTCTGCGGGCTTTCCACCATGATGTTGCTGCACGCTTCGGGCATGTCGGTCCTGGCGGCAGGGAGCATTGGATGTCTCACCGCGATGGCCGGCGCCGATGTCGCCATCGGGCTGTATGAACGCTGGGCCGCCAAGCGGTTGGGCGTGTGCGATCTGCCGCCCTCGGGCAACGGTCAGGCATGATGCGCTAGAGGCCACGGAATACGTGGCTTGTAGCGGCATGCGTCAAAATGGTGCGCCGAAAGTCGCCGGGGACCCTGGCGGCATTCGAGGGACACGGGGCATGAAACCCGCGGGAAAGCGTTAGCGGCAGGACCGCCAGCTTACTGAAATTCAATCCATTGAAATTGAAAGGTTTCCATTGAAAAGCCGTTGAAAAGGAGGGCTTATGACGGATCCACTGTTTCTGTCTAAAAGCGCTTTCGCGGTTCGCATCGGCAGGACGCCGAGCTACATCACCTGGCTGAAAGACAACAACCGGCTGGTGCTGTCGCCGGATGGCAAGAAGGTCGACGTGCTGGGAACAGAAGCGCTGATCCTCGAAACCGCCGACCCCAGCAAGGCCGCCGTCGCCGCTCGACACCAACAAGACCGGCTCCAGCGTGACGTTTACAGCCAACTGTCCCCAATGGTCGAGCCGACTAACACGGCTGCGCCGCCGCAGCCTGCTGGCGCGAAGAGCGGGCAACCCGACTTCCAGAAAGCCCGCGCGCACCGCGAGTACTACCTGGCCCAGCTAGCTGAAGCCGAGTTCCACAAGGTGCAGGGCGCGCTGGTGGAGATGAAAGCGGTCACCACCGGGGCTTACAACGCCGGACGCATGCTGCGCGATCAGCTGCTCAGCATGCCCCCGCAACTGGCACCTGAATTGGCGGCGATGTCTGACCCTTGGGAGATTGAACAGCACCTCACCAAGGCGCTGCGGCTGTCTCTGGAAGAGGCCGAGCGCATGTCATCGGCTGACCTTGAACGCGATCTGATCACTACGAGTTGACCCATGCAGACGGAAAAACCTGACGGCGCTGAGGTGTACCGTGAGGCGTATTTTCGTGGGCTGCGTCCAGACCCCAGCCTTTGGGTGGACGAGTGGGCCGACGAGTACATGCGCATCCCGCGTGATACAGGCGCCGCCGAGCCAGGGAAATATCGAACCGTCCGAACGCCCTACGCACGAGAGCCGATGCGTTGCCTGTCACCGGCTCACCCATGCAAGCGTGTGGTCACCATGGTGGCCTCGCAATTGATGAAAACCCAGATCGCCTTGAACTGGATTGGCGCGCTGATCCACATGGTGCCGTCGAACATCCTCACGCTGCTGCCCAGCCTGGGCCTGGCAAAGCGGGTGTCGTCGCGGATCGGCAAGACCATCAAAGCGACACCAGTGCTGCGCGAACGTGTGGCAGCGAGCCGCTCGCGGGATTCGCGCAACACTATGGACACCAAGGAGTTCGAGGGCGGCTCGCTGTACGTCACCACCGCCGGTTCTGCGGCCAACTTGGCGGAGCTGTCGGCGCGCTACGTGTACGGCGATGAAATCGACCGCTGGGAAGTCGACGTAGGCGAAGAGGGCGACCCCATCGAGCTGGCGGAAACGCGGGGCAGTACCTTCGGCCGCAATGCGAAGTTCTACTTCTCCAGTTCGCCGACGATCAAGGGTGCTTCGCGCATCGACGATCTTTTCGAGGGTAGCGACCAGCGTTACTACTACGTGCCTTGCCCGACCTGCGGACATATGCAAACCCTGGAGTGGGAGCGGCTGCATTACTCCCAGGACTTCAGCGTGGTGCATTATGAATGCGCCGGGTCTGACTGCGACGTGCTGATCGAGGAGCACCACAAGGGCGATATGCTCGCCCGTGGTGAATGGCGTGCCCATGCCAAGGGCGATGGTGAAACGGTCGGCTTCCACCTCAACGCGCTGTATTCGCCGCTGGGCTGGACGGGCTGGAAGTCGCTGGCGAAGCAATTCGAGAAGGCGAAAAAGGCCCAGGCCAAAGGTGACCTAGAGCCCATGCAGGTGTTCTACAACACCCGTCTGGCTAAGGTATGGGACAGCGCGCAAGAGCAGACCAAGGCATCGGTGCTGATCGAGCGGGCGCGCCGGGAAGGCTTCTCCCTCGGTGCGATGCCTGCTGCCGTGATGATGATCACGGGCGCCGTCGACGTGCAGGCCGACCGTCTGGAGTTCATGGCAATGGGTTGGGGCGTCGGAATGGAGCGCTGGGTCATTGACCACCGGGTTATCGCGGGTGACCCGTCGGACGAACGCACCTGGGCGGTGCTGGATGAACTGCTAAAAGAACGGTACCGGCACCCCTGCGGTGTCGGCCTGGGCATTCTCGCAGTCGCTGTCGACTCCGGCGGTCACCACACCGACGAGGTCTACCAGTTCTGCCGTGTGCGGCGCTGGCGCAACATCTTCGCCATCAAGGGCGCGAGCAAGCCCGGTAAACCGGTGATCGCTCAGCGACCGTCCATGGTGGATGTGACTTGGAAGGGCCAGACCGAACGCGGCGGCGCTGAGCTGTGGTTTGTAGGTACTGACACCGCTAAGGACTGGATCTACAACCGCTACCCATTCGAGTCCGGCCCAGGCGCGCTTCACTTTGCCAACGATCTGCCAGACGAGTTCTTCGCCCAGTGCGTAGCCGAGCGCAAGGTCGCCAGGTACGTGCGGGGACACAAGCGCATCGAGTGGATCAAGGGCAAGGCCGAGCGCAACGAAGCCCTCGACCTGATGGTGTATTGCCTGGCGATGGCGCATTACCTCGGCATCAACCGCTATCAAGAACACGACTGGGACCGGGTGCGTAACTCGCTGGCCCAGGCCGGCTTGTTCGATGAAAAGGTGGTTGCTGCTGAACGTGTCACGGTTGCTGCACAGGCTCCCGCGACACCGCAATTGGAGCCGCAACCCGTTGCGCCGGTCGCCCAACCGCGACCTGCTGTACCCCCACAACGCCGCAGCTCCACCAGCGGTTACCTGAAGAGACGCTGATATGTCGTTTACTCCGAAGCACCTCGAAGCCATCGAGCGCGCCATCGCACGCGGTGAAAAGACCGTGCGCTACAGCGACCGCACGGTGGAATACCGTTCCATCGACGAACTGCTCAAGGCTCGCGACGAGATCCGCACGTCGCTGACCAACGCCGCCGGGCCCCGCTCTCGCGTGGTTCGGCTCATGCATGGAGGCAAGGGACTCTAATGGCACGACACTATCCGACGCTGACCCGTAATGGATTCTTGCTGCCGTCGAACATCAAGGCCAGTTACGAAGGCGCGGGTGAGGGCCGGCGTTCAGCCAGTTGGGAAGCCACCGACAACGGCATCAACAGTATCAACACGCCGGCCCTGCGTAACCTTAGGGCACGTTCGCGGGCGGCGGTGCGCAACGACCCGTATGCCTTCAACGTTATCGACAAGCGCGTCAGCAACCTGATCGGCACCGGCATCACGCCCAGGCCGACAACGGATGATGCAGAGCTGCGAAAACTACAGCAGCAGTTGTGGGACGACTGGGTGGATGAAGCGGATGCCGACGAACTGACCGACTTCTACGGTATGCAGGCCCTGGTGGCGCGTACCGTTGAAACTGCCGGGGAGTGCTTCGTGCGGTTGCGTCCACGCAGCCTAAACGACGGTTTGGCGGTGCCACTGCAACTGCAGGCGCTGGCCCCCGAGTTTGTCCCTCACGACAAGTTCGAGACCGCCAAAAACGGCAACGTGATCCGCGCCGGGATCGAGTTCAACCCGGCCGGCAAGCGAGTGGCGTATTGGATGTACCTATCGCACCCACGGGATTCGTCTTCGTTGAACGCAGGCTACAACCAGCTCGTGCGTGTGCCGGCGGCGCAGGTGCTGCATATCTTCGAACCGATGGAACCGGGGCAGTTGCGCGGGGTGCCGCGTCTGGCGCCGGTCTTGAAGCGTCTTCGCAGCCTGGATAACTACGACGACGCGGTGTTGTTCCGCCAGGAAGTGGCGAACCTGTTTGCCGGTTTCATCAAGCGGCCATCACCGGAGATGGGGCAACAGCCGCGTGATCCTGTCACGGGGCAAATCCTGACCACTGACCGCGACGGCTTCACGCCGATGGTCGCCCTGGAGCCCGGCACCATGCAGGAGCTGGGGCCAGGTGAAGAGGTGGAGTTTTCCAAGCCCCCGGACGCCGGCAACAACTACCCGGACTTCATGCGTCAGCAGCTGATGGCTGCGGCGGCAGGGTCGGGAACGCCGTACGAGATCCTTACCGGCGATATGCGTGAGGTCAACGACAGGGCGCTACGGGTGGTGCTCAACGAGTTCCGGCGCCGCCTGGAGCAACTGCAATTCGGCGTTTATGTGCACCAACTGTGCCGCCCGGTACGGGCGGCCTGGATGGACATGGCGGTGTTGTCCGGCGCGCTGGTGCTGGAGGACTACGCGCAACGCCGCCGCGAATATTTGCGCACGCGTTGGGTGCCGCAAGGCTGGGCTTACATCCAGCCGGTGCAGGATGTGCAGGCGCGGCGGATGGAAGTGCAGGCGGGCTTTGCCTCGCGAAGCGAGATGGTGTTGCGCACCGGTTACGACGCGGAAACGGTCGACACGGAAAACGCCGCCGATCTCGCCAGGGCTACTGGCCTCGGCCTCAACTACACGACTCTTGAAGCCATCGAGCTGAACGATGACAAGGAACAACCATGAGCAAAAAAACGAAACCTCGCGTTTATGACAAGGCGGGCAAGCAGGTAAAAGTCGCCGATAAAAGCTGGTACACCTTCCAGGCCAGCGGCGAAGCCGAACAGCGCAGCATCGAAATTTTCGTGTACGGCGAGATCGGCGCCTGGGGCGTCACCGCCAATCAGTTCGTACAGGATCTGCGCGCCATGGATGACGGCGCGTCGCCGGTGATCGTCGCGTTCAACAGCATCGGCGGTGATCTGTTCGACGGCCTGGCGATTCACAACGCGCTGTCGCGATTGGGCGAGCGCTGTACCGGGCGTATTGATGCACTGGCGGCCAGCGCGGCCAGTGTCGCGGTGTGCGGCGCTCACCGGGTGGTGATCGCGGCCAACGCCATGCTGATGATCCACAACCCCTACACCTTCACCGGTGGCGATGCGGAAGACTTCCGCCGTGTTGCCGATGTGCTGGACCAGACGCTGGAAGCGATCATCGCGGCCTACAAAGCCAAGGCGCCGGACATCGACGAAGCCGAGCTGCGGCGAATGGTCAACGCAGAGACCTGGCTCACTGCCAATGAGGCGGTGGCGTTGGGTCTGGCTGATGAGGTGGGTGACGGCCTGAAGGTCAGCGCCTGCCTCGGCCAGGGCAGCGTGTTGCAACGTTTCCAACATGCCCCGGCCGAACTTCTAGCCCAACTAGATGAAGAGCCAGAAGTTGAGCCGCCGGAACCAGATCCAGTTCC